AAAAACTTCTACTGGGCATGCCCAGGGATCGAACTAAAAATAGTTACTAAAAGTAAGGGCATACCTAATATATGCAAGGCTAGTATTTTTGACAAATGAGCCTAATCTAATGTTAATAAGAAGAATTATGATTAAATATTATATAAGATTGATTAATTCTTAAATTTAAAGACTAAAATACTACTATAATTAAGAGCTAGTAATAAGTAATTCTAATGTGAGCTAATGCTCGTTCAGGATTCCCAATCCACACAACGTTATTGTAAACAGCTACAGTTTCGGCGTAATGACCACACAATGACATAATCACTATATACATATGTACATAGCTTTCAATCAAATAGCAGCACAGCCTACCATTGTTTCCTCAGTTTCACCTGTAGTGGAACATAACGTTTTTAATTTATGTCGCAGTATATTGAGACACAAAGGGAGGTCCAATCAGTTGATTGAACGAAAAGTCATCGCCAACGGCCCTATAAACAGTAATTTTTGTTCTGTCTAAAAGCACGTTAGTGTTTGACGTTGAAAGATCTACTTCAGTGAAATTACGCTGGAATAAATCGGACGACATATTCCCACCTGCCGTAATCGGAAGAATGGGATATCTCGCATAGTGGGGTACTTGAAACTCAAATACACCCTCAAGATTTCGTGGCATATAAACGTCAGCCGCTGTATAAGATTCCGGCAATAAACCAGTAGCAAATGCAACAGGTGATGAAGAATCAGTGATTAACTGTTCAGGTAGCAAACGAACTCTAGCGGCGTATATTTGAGCGTCATATGGAAGAACTTTGAATCTGAAAGATCCACGGAAAAACGCATATAGATATGAATAATAATCATACATATCAATAGAACGCGGTAACGTAGATCCACTAAGTAAAGGACTATTGACTTTTGAAGGTTGTATTTGATAAGCACCAGTAATTAAATTGCCGGCGTTTTGATCAGTGAAAACCCTATGAAATCGTTTAAGAACTTGACGAATAGAGGACACTTTTTCTCCCACTGTAATAGCACCACCTACATAATTAGTAGCAGGAAAATCTTTAGATGTTAATGGAGCTGTGACTGCACCAGTGGCTTGAATAACCTCTGGAGGCGCAATCACGGCTTCAGCTTCACCCACCTGAGCAACTGCGCGAGTCAATCTATTTAAGACTGTATCGGCAGTTAATGCTGGAGGAGGGAATAACACACTACTAGGATATATAGATGGAAGACGGGGTATTGAGAGTTCAAAGTCCGCTGCGGCGCCAACTTCTGTTATAACGTCGATAGATGAAGACACAGTACTAACTGCGCGAAGTTCGTTGAGTACAACCATATAAATGGTGCCCGTACTAAATGTATTATCGCGAGCAGTACCAGGGAATGCATTATCAACTAATAACCACTGTTGGATAGCGACAAACGGTACATTAAACTCTACATCCGTATCAGATCGAAGATCCACTACAGTAGAATAATTAGCATCAATATCGAAATTAGAAGGAAGAGTTACGCCATTTGAATAATCGCCTGGAACGTAAATAAGCCTGACCCTACCAGAATGAAATTTAGTTTTAACAAATTTGAAGTTGAAATTAATACCACCTCTCCATTGCCTGAAAGCAGCTGAAGTGTAAGCTAAAGTTGTTGGGGCATACTGAGCGGTGGATATAGTATAGCGATAGAAATTTGGGGTGATGGGCGCGCTGAACAGCACTGAACCCGCTGGAGACGTTGCATTCCATGCGAATCGAGTGTAAAACGTTTGCGTACGAGCGACATGAGATAATGCCATCTCATCCACATTCGTCCGAAAAAGCGAGGCATCAGTTTCAAGGGAGTTATCGGAAAGAAGTGAAAGAACATGAGAAGTGTCAACACCATCAGAGTTTGCCATAAAGCGAGTACTAGAAAGTTTCGTTACGTGGGGCGCTTCAATAGAAGTTGGTTTAGACCAACCGAATTGACGCGCGACGTCTGCGATATTTTTAGATACCCACAATGCAGGTTGAGCAAACTGTGATACACCGGGAATGTCAGCGACAGCACCTAAAGCAGTAGATATAGCGGAGGCAGTGGAGGTAATAATACCAGCACCGCCGGCTTCTTCCACTGCTTCAGAACCTATTTGAGCTGTTGCAGTGAGTGGCAATCCGGTTGGGTAACGCAATTGGATATTTTTAAAATTCATGAAAATTGTGTAATCAACAGTACCGGCTGATGAGTCGACTAGCGGAGAATAAACCACTAGCTGGAATCGACCCATCGAACCAATACCATTAGGAAGTTCTGAAAAAGAATAAGGACTTATATAAGGGACACACATAGTTGCTTCAGTACAGGTAGATAAATCTAAATCTATATGAGGGCAACCAGTAATTGGGGGGAGAAATTTGATGTTAGCATTTAAAGAAGTAACAGTTGATTTATAATAATCTTGTTTACCACCAAGGTATCTATAACCAGGAATCCAACTTAACAACAATCGGCCAGCTTGAAAGGGTTGAGAATTAACTTGAACCCGAATTTCACAGTCAGCACGAAAGCCGTAAAAGCGATCAACCTTAGTTTTATACATATCCTTGAATAATAAATCCCAGGGAAGTTCGAAAGCCTGAAGAACTGTTCCGCGTTCCACATTTGTCTGCCAAGCGGCAGTCACCATCATAAGAGGTCTTTCCAAAAAGGAAATAATATTATGAGAGCGACCATCATTGACACAGTCCATAAACGCATTGTTATATGAGACTGGATCAAGGTGGACATTAGAATTTGGAGCAATACCTTCAGAGGAGAATTTTAAAATTTGTTGTTGTTGAGTATAGTTTTGAGTGTTTTGAAAATTTGCAGGTAAGTTTCTGACATTAATAGCTACCTAACCAATTAATGACATTTGATATATATCTAGATTTTAATGGGGCTGCCATTGGCCATCTTAATAAGTAAAGTTAAATAACTAAGCCTTAGAATTTAGTAGCAATTATATTAATTTTCCATATATCTAACATTATAATATAAAGATCACACTAAAAGTTTATTTCTGTATTCAATTGTTCATTCCTGAATTTGGCTAATACAGATCGCCTACTATCAGGGTTAAAAGTGATTCCAGTACCACGAGTGATGTTCAGACCACAAGCTACCATTTTAGGTCGCCAGTAATCATCCACATCACGATCGTGGAGGGCAAGTTCGGTAAGACAATATGTTGATAAAGTGTCAACACATATCTGTAATGCAGATGCATTACCCGCACGAACCCAATTCGGTGCATCAAGGAGCACATTGATATCTATAGGGGAAACCCATAGCTGAATACTCTCTTCAAAGCGAAATTTGCGTTTGAGAAAAGAGACATCAGCTAGTTTTCGAGCCTTTACAATGTCACCTGTTTTTGCTTCGTCGGTCATGTCCATATCTAAATTAGTTTTAAGTACTTGTGTAAGAGTTTCCTGATTATACAAGTCTATAACAGAATGTCGTATATTCATAATGAAGTCATCTCCATAAAAAATAGACGATGTGTGCTCAAAAAACGCACTCATCGTTGCTAAATTTTCATAGAGCGGTTCATCTTGCATAATTGATAACCAAGAGTCAGCTAAGACACAGTGATTTACTATACTATTAAGTATAGCCGTCGCAGGGCAACCAGAAGGTATACCATTGCGAACGAAATAAACCAATGCGCCCTTCGCTTCTTCATGATTAGCAATATGCAAATGATTGAAACATTCCATTCCTAATTTATATATAAAGTCGTAAAATTGTTCTTTAGTTAAATTCCGACCGCATACCACATTACGATTTGCTTTGACAATGTTTTCCCAGTTAGCAAGTAACCAGTCACACATGATCTTCACGGCAACTTCAACGTATTGCACAGGTAGAGTTCCATCAAAATTGGAATAATCTCCTGCGATTACGTTGGAGCCTTGGCGTTGAAGACGTTGTGCAAGCTTAGTCCATTCCACAGAGGTAGGGTTAATACCAACGGCTAGAGAGTTATCTACGCGATTTCTCATAGCGTGTGCAATGAACGGGAGAAAATATTGTCTAAAAGCAATACTATAATGCATGGGGCATGCAGTGAATAAACGAGTTTTACCAACATCAGCTTTTGCGATAGGAATCTTAGCGTCCTTTAGTGTATCTATCCAGATAACTTCAGGGCGCACATTTTCCAACATGCTAAGCTTCAATTGTTCAACATCGTCTAATAACTGAAGACAATGGGAATTTGTTAAGTCATATTCCATTTCTTTTCCAAACCAACCCTGTTTTCCCACAGTACCTTTAGGTTTATTAAAAGTATATGGGTATCCAGGGGCAGTTTGACGATTTATAGCATTTATGAAGGGATCACCATCGATTCCGATGATAGCCTCCTCCAGAGACAACGGTTGCTTATACCATTCGGGAGTATTTTGGTACTCTCGGTGATAGAACACAGCCATTGCCTCATAGACAGTTTGTACTCTCGAAAAAGTGACAAACGGCCTAACAACACCATATTTCGAACGTTGCAATTTCATGGGGTCAATTCGTTCACCTTGTGAGTTAGTGAATGGCCTCAAATATCCGGGCTTGTTTGGGGATACACACAATGCTCCAAAAGCAGCGGAACGCGTCATAGCAGTTTTAACACTACCATTGATGCGCACACCAACTTTTGTTCCATGCAGCTGAAACGTGCCGTTTTCTCTTAAGATATCACTTCTGACATCAAAAGGTACAACGGCATGTCCGTACTGCGATGAAGATTTAAAATGAGACATCATCTTGACAATCATCTGTTGTGTAATACTAACAGAAATGCCTTCGACGACGCCCATCAAACCAGCAATATGTATACCTACAATTTTTTGGGTTATGCTCGTGCTTCTGGCTACTAGGACGGATCCACAGTCACCAGGAACAGTCACGGCATGGTACAAATACGATCCTCTATTCGTTATAATCTCATCACGCATATTGGTTTCGACAAGACTGTCTTCAGGAGTAAGAGTAGACAAATAGAACATTTCGCGATAATGGCGAATGCCTTTTTGTCTATCTTTTTCAGTCGCAGCCTGATATCTTGCTAAGATACCGGGATTGTGACCTACCCTAAACAGATCTTGTTCGTCAACAATATGTTTGAATGCTTGAGAGTAACAACCAGCGTTAATCGGGAGTTGAATTATGGCGAGATCGCGGGAATCATGTTCAATATGATTCTCAGCGTCAAGTATAACTTCAACTGGATACTGACTAGTAATTACTGCAAAAGCATCTTCGAGACAAAACTCAAGAGAAAAGCCAAGTTCTAAATCCATTTTGATTGCTCGTAAGAAGTGTTTCGGTATTAAACCTAATCGACCTCCCAGCATAAATATTTGTCCATAATAAGTTGTTGTTTTCACGTTCCCAGAATCGGTCTTAGTCACAACAAACTTAAAAAGGTTCTTGTACACAACATCGCGTACTATCGTAATAGCTCCTACATCCTGCTCGGGTAAATTCCTTTGCAAAGATGGAGTAGCTTGCTCCGATAAGCACCGACCACAATTCGATATAGTACAGGCATCTCGTACATGAATATCAGCTTTGCTAATGATGGTTTTTACGTCATCAATAAAAGGTGTTAAGTTAGCAACACTTTGATTCACAATACGGGATGTAGTTACATGTTTCATTTTCGCATCATATTGAGGGGCTTGATTTTTAATAACAGTTCGAACAGCGTTACGCGCTTGTCGAGCTTCATAAACAGCAGGGGCTTGATTTAAAATTTTTGTTACGGGAGCTACACTTTTGACTTTAGCGTCATAATGGGGGGCTTGAGTTAAAGTTTTATTAAATTCTGGTAAAACAGGTATATCTTTAATACCGTGTTGAGAGATGAGCCTAATTAGTTCTTTATTTTTAAGAGAGTAAGCGGGGAGATTATCTTTAAGAGTCAGCAAAAATTGAAGTAATGATTCAGTCCTAAAACCTTGGTAGAAGCGCGTCAACAAGCAAACACAATTTGTTTTGTGCAACTTGGCCGTTTCAAAAAGTTTAGATTTAAGTTCTTCGTCATTACAATAAGGGCAAACACTACAATCACAGTTACAAATTTGTTCAATTACGTCATACATATCAGTTAAAGTCATTTCATGATCGGGGGACACACGTTGATTTCCATACATAGAAACACAGTACTGGCGAATGTTGTCTCGAGAGATTTCCATTCGTCGTACATAGCAAGCGCAGTTCGAATTCCATTTCGCGTTTAAAGGCGTCGAAACAGAATTGCTGCAGGTCTTGCAATTTCTACAATCGTTATCTAAACATGTGTTAGCCTCTTTCACTAAAATACTTAATTTTTCATCATCACTGATAAACTTGGGGAGACATTTCTTTTCCACAGAC